TTGTCGGTGGGTAAAAATTATACCCATAAGTCCGTTTTTACAATTAATTCTCAGTGTTTCCACTTCGATCCCATTTCCGACACTCTTCATGAGGTAACTTACTTAAATTGTGGCCTATTAATGGGCCAATCCAAGTCAGGTGTTATCGGTGAAAAACTCCCTATTTGGGACCTTTATAATAAGGTTCTCAATGGAGCACATAACAAAGTTATAGCTCATCGTCGGTTTCTGTTCTATCATAAGGACTCAATTGCCCAAGTCACGAAGAATGGGAACTTTAATTTATTCCTACCGAAAGAGCTTGGTGGCTCTGGTTTTAAAAGACAATCTCCCGATATTCGGGCGGACCTTACCTTTTTCCAGAAGTCACTGGCCACATTTCTCCATAATCGAATCATAGCTGCATACAAAATCCCTACTATTGGGTTTGTTGACAGTTATCCTAGACTTGTGGATGAAAATGCTCCAACTATATATGAGCCTTATACAGGCGACGTCATCCTTCAATTTATTAAGAAGGGTGAGGATATTCCTGAGGGTTTTGCCCTTATTTCGGATATTCCTAAACCGTCTCATTCATTTATACATACCAATCTAGATCAGATGGTTCCTAAACTTTCATTTAAGTCAATTTCCACCAACGATATCATAACCCCCTTTCGGAAGAGTAACCTATATAAAGGTACAGCCGATTGGGTGGGATATGATACCGCCATGGCAGGGAATTACCCTTACGTGAAAGTCCAGAGTATAATTAATGATCAGGAGTCTTTCAACCAGAATGAAAAGTTACTCGACACGCAAACAATTACCGAATTAGCTAATGAGCTAGTTATCGGTATTTTGGAGTCATTCTAAATAAAATAATGGCCATCATGGCCCCTGTGGATAGAGTATTACTCTATCCAAAATCCGTTATATTAAAACAAATGCCCAAAAATCAAGTGAAAAACACTCAACAAAAGGTCAAGAAAAATAAAAACCCAAATATGGGTAAGAAGAACGGTGGCAAAAGTGGCCAACGCAAGAACGGAGGAGTTCCTCGCAGAATTGGTCCAAGCGAACATGCGCAAGCATTAGCTCTCTTGATCAAAGACCCCTGCAACTCTCTCGTAGATGCGTTACCCGGTGTTACCGGCGAAACCGTAATAAGACGGGTAAGAACTTTCATTGACTGTCATAGCTCCGCTGCTACTAACTGCGGTTACCTTTTATGGTATCCAGAGTTCCATGGTAACGGGCTTTCGGCAGGTGTTAATGCAAACCTCTTTAAATATGAACGACTTCCAGGAAACGTCTCGGCGAAACCGACTAATACACCTGCTTCCCCTTTGGGGACGGATGTTGTTTCGGCACCGAGCGTAGCTGGTCAGTGGATCCAAGATCCAGTCAACGTATTTGTCCAATCACGAAATTCTACCTTTGCGGGTGCTTGCACCTTAGCCGCTTGTATGAAATTCGTGTATGGGGGGACATTATCAAATAATGCAGGTTTTTGTTATCCAATCATAGATCTTGCTCCTCAGAACTTTTTCGACGTCGCCGGAACGGCCGTCGGAACAGCTGAGGGAGCAGTCTCAATTGCTAACCTCCAAACCTTCGCCAAATCTAGGGTACGTGTACCTT